CCTTGTGGGGTGAGATTAAAGATATAGAGGTAATACTAATATAAACTCAAGGAGATTTTCATGTCAGTACCTAAAGGAAAAAGAAAAGAGTCTCAATTTGAGGTCATTAAGCATTTTTACAGATTGAGAAAAGATATTACAGATTTGCTCTTAAGAGATTTTGGATATAGTGAAAAGAAAGCAAAGCAAAAGTTAGAAAAACGGTTTGGTGGTAAAATATACGAAGAATTAAGTGAAGAAGAAAAATCACATTATAGGAAAATTAAAGCTATGAACGAAGCTTTTGACGAATGGTTTATTAAACATAGGAGGGATGTAGTAATAGATTGTATAACTAATGCTTGCGAATATATTTTTACAGCTAATAGCATATACCCTTCGATTCCAGAAGAGCTGACCGAAAGAAGAATATACCAAGATAAAGCGATCGGGCAATGCTACAGGCTATTACAAGAGTTACAATACACCATTGAAACCCTGCCTGTAAATATAAATAAATATATAAGTTTTGTAGAGGGCATAGAAAAAGAGATTAAACTTCTAAAGGGTTGGAGAAAAGGAGATAATAAGCATAAAAAGAACTTCAATAAATAAAGATAAATGGGGCATTTTCTGTATAGCTTCGGCTACGAATTTCGCTAATGTCAACAACAACGGCAATGCTAACCACAACAACGCGAGCAACTCTAATGCCGTTCGCCCCGATTTCGAGCCACAATTTAAAAGGTATTTTTGCTGTTTTGTGGTGAGAAAGGAGGAGGTGTCCCTCCATGGAAAACATGGTAAATGCTAAACATGACACCGTC